AGCTCCACAACCACATGCTCGCCGTGTCGACGGCCTACCGGCTCTCGCACATGGACCCGCCGCTGCGCGTGGACGGTGTCGAGTTCGATCTCCGCCCGTACCCGTACCTCTGGGACCTGTACGACGACGAGGAATCGCCGAAGAACGTGACCATGAAGGGCGCGCAGCTCGGCTTTACAACGCTCGAGGTCCTGCGCGCGATCGACCGAGCCGGGCGCATCTACCCGCGCGGGATCCTGTACCTCTTCCCGACGCGCGAGGACGTCACCGACTTCTCGCGCACGCGGTTTCAGCGCATCCTCGACGACAATCCAGCGCTGCTCGAGCGCGTGCGCGGCACGGACAGCGCGAACGTCAAGCAAGTCGGCGACTGCTTCATCTACTTCCGCGGCGCGAAGAGCCGCTCGCAGCTCAAGTCGATCCCCGTCGACGCCATCGTGTTCGACGAGTTCGACGAGATGACCGCGGACATGGTCGCGCTCGCGCGCCAACGCCTCGCCGGCTCGAAGCTCAAGCATGAGTTCTACCTGTCGACCCCGACCTTCCCGGAATTCGGGATCCACTACGAGTACCTGCAGACCGACATGCGGAAATGGCTCATCAAGTGCCGGGCGTGCAACGAGTGGACCTGCCTCGAGGACCAGTTCCCCGACACCCTGCGCGACGACGGAGACCGCGTGCACCGCGCCTGCTTCAAGTGCTCGCGCGAGGTGTTCGTCGCGGATGGCGAATGGGTCGCTCAGAAGCCCGGGCGCGATGCGCGCGGAAATCACGTCTCGCAGCTCTGCTCCCCGACCATCAACCTCGCCGAAGTCCTCGAGGAGTGGAAGAACCCGCGGACGCTGCTCGCGGAGTTCTACAATTCGCGCCTCGGACTGCCCTACGCGGACATTCTCGCGGCGCTCGACGAGGCCGCTATCCTCGCTTGCTGCGGTCCCGATGCTCGCCGGCTCGCGCATGACGGCCCCTGCTTCGCCGGCGCCGACGTCGGGCAGAAAGAAATCTTCTACGGCGTCGGCTCGCGGCGCTCGGAGAGCTTCCTCCGTGGACACGCCTGGTATCGCGTCGAGAGCTTCCAGGACGTGCACGACCTGAATAAGCGCTACAACGTCGAGTGTGGGGTCATGGACGCCGGCGCCGAGACGAGAGGCGTACGCGATTTCGTCGCGTCCGAGTCCGGCTGGTGGGGCTGCCTCTACACCGAGCAGCGACAGTCGGGCGGCTACACCTGGGATCCCCGGACCCGCATGGTGAGCGTGAACCGGACCGAGAGCTTGGACGATTCCCACAAGATCATCGTGTCGAAGATGGTCGAGTGGCCGCGGCCCGACCAGATGTTCCGCGAATTCGTGATGGTCCAGCTCAAGAACCTGGTGCGCATGGCGGAGGTCGACGCGAAGACCGGCGAGACCAAGATCCGATGGGTGCGCCGCGGCGCGAAGAACGACGACTTTCGGCACACCTGGAATTACATGGTCATCGCGTCGCAGCTCTGCTCTCTCGAGAGCTCGACGTCGCGCCTGCGCCGCACGCCGCGCACGCAGGGCACGAGCTTCATGAGCGCGTAGGAGGTCCCAATGGCAGAGGTCAAGATCATCGAGTACAGCGACGTCGCGAACGGCCAGCACTATCGCCGCAAGGTGAAAGTCGCGGCCGGCGAGGACGACAAAGGCAAGCCCATCATCGCCGACGAATGGGAGTACGTGCAGGCCTTCCAGTTCCACGGCGATCCCGGCTTCACCGTGCGCCAGCCGGAGCACATGGATCGCGACGGCGGCCTAATTCCGCTGATGGTCTCGGGCGGCGGGAACGGCGACTACATCGTGAAGGATCTGCTCGACGGACGGCTCTCGGCCGTGCGTCAGAACGATTTCAACGCTCAGTACGAGCGGATCTCCGTCGCCAAGCTCCCGAGGCCGTTGAAGGAGAAGGCCGCAGAGAGCGAGTCAGTCGACGCGGAGGCCTAAGCGATGTTCGATGGGATGGACGAGGGACAGACGCTCGTTGCCGCGCGGCGCCTCTTCGAGGAGACGCGCGACACCTGGACGCCGTGGTTCGAGAAGATGAAGCGGGACTTCCGCTATCACTCGGGCGGCGAGAACCAGTGGGACTCTGCGGACCTCGCGGTCCTGCGGGACCAGAAGCGGCCGGCTCTCACGTTCAACCTGATGGGCGTCGTGATCCGCGAGCTCATCGGCGCGCACGAGGATTCCAAAAAGGAAGCCCGCGCGGTCCCGATCGGCGTCGAGGACCAGACCCGCTCGGAGATCCTGAATCGCCTCTGGAAGGCGGTGCGCCGCATGACGGACGCCGACTTCACCGAGAGCGAGGCGTTCGAGAAGGGGTCGATCGGCGGCGTGTCCTACGCGGTCGTCGATGTGAACCCGCGCCACGGCCGCCCCGATTGGGTCGACTTCTGTATTGACCCCGTCCATCCGTACGAGGTGCTCGTCGATCCCGGCGCGCAGCGGCGCGATCTGCGCGACGCGCAATTCATCTTCTGGAACCGCTGGCTCCGAGATGCCGAGTTCATGCGCGCGTACCCCCAGCACAAAGAGTACGTCGAGCAGATGTGGAAGGGGACGAACGAGGCCCTCGGCATCCACGAGGTCGCCGAAAACTCGAACGACCGCGTCCCGCAGCCGACAAGCCCGATCGACCTGGTCGGCTTCGAGGCGGATCCGCTCTACCTCGACCGCCGGCGCCGTCGGATCCGGCTGCTTCACCTCGAGTACCGCTGCCCGAAGGAGGTCTACTACGTCGTGAACCCGCGCTCGGGCACGCCCGAGCGAGTCTCGGAGAAGAATTACCGCGTCTTCAAGCAGCTCATGCCCGAGCTCGAGTTCGCGCGCGTGTTCGAGGACCAAATCTACTGGCTCGAGTTCATCGGCGGGAAGATCCTGTTTCACAAGCCGGCGCCGGTGCGCATGCGGAGCTTCTCGCTCAAAGCCTACGTGTGCGACCGAGACCACTCGACCGGAGAGCCGCGCGGCCTGATCCGCGACCTGGTCGATCCGCAGCGCGAGGTCAACAAGCGCCACTCGCAGATGCTCCACCACCTGAACCAGCAGGGCGCCCCCGGCATCTTCGCCGAGCAAGACGCCTTCCTAGACCCCAAGCAAGCCGAGACGTCGATGAAAGAGGCGGGCGGGATCACTTGGGTCAAGCAGGGCGCGATCGGCGGCCAGAAGATCGAGAAGCGCGAGGTCCCGACGTTCCCGGCCGCGAGCGCGGAGATGCTGCAGCAAGCGCTGCAAATGTTCTTCCGCATCGGCGGCGTGAACATCGACTCGCTCGTCGGACAGCGCGCGGCCGATGAGCCCGCGACAACGGCGCTGCTCCGCTATCGGCGCAGCATCCTCGCCGTGACCAAGCACCTGCAGAACTACCACTCGTTTCAGCGGCGGATCCTCGAGCACGTCCTGGACCTGCTCACGCACGTCGTCCCCGACGGACAGATTGAGGCGATGCTCGGGAACCCGAAGAAGTGGCGGGTCAAAGAGGGCGTCGTCTACGACCTCGAGACCCAAGAAGAGATCCCGCTGCAGGGTCTCTCTGACATGGAGTGGGACATCGAGATGGACGTCGCGGCGGCGAACACGACGATCGCGCTGCTCACGCTGCAGATCATGATGCAGATGGCGCAGTCGGGCGTGCCGATCGACGGGACCGTGATGATCGACGAGCTCCCGATCAGCCAGGACAAGAAGAACCGGATGATCGGCTTCATCGAGGGCACGCGGAAGGCCGCGGCGCAGGAGAGCGCGGTGCAGAGCGAGGAGCTGCAGAAGCGGCTCGGCCTCGACGCCGCGATCGCTCAGGTCGAGGCGCAGCTCAAGGTCGCGGACACCGCCGAGGGAGGGCGCCACAACCGCGAGCTCGAGGACCTGCAGCACCTGAAGAGTCAACGCGACTTCATGATCCGACTGCTCGAGATCGCGCAGAACGGGAAGGTGCAGAGCGTGAAGCAGCTCATGGACGCGCTCTCGAAGATCGTCGACATCGCCGACCGGATTCCGCCGCCGCAGCCGACACCGGAGAGCGTCGCGCCGCCGGCGTTCCCGCCGATGGGCCCGCCGCCCGTGCCGCATCTCATGCCGCAGCCGGGCATGGGCGGTGGGGCTCCCGGTGCGCTGTGAACGGGGAGATCGACCTGCTCACATGTGCGGAAGCAGCCGACAAGCTGCACGTCACCGTGCGGTGGTTGAAGCAGGCGATCTACAACGGGTGGGGGCCACCGTTCATCAAGCTCGGCCGCGCAGGCCCGCACTTCCGACCGGGCGACCTCGCCCGCTGGCTTGATTCGAGGACGCGCGTTCCGAAAGTGAAACCGCCACGCGCGAACGCGCGTGAGCTCGAGGGGTAGACATGGCAGCACGAGCAGCGAAGCAGACCGAACCGGCGATCGGCATCGAGGGGATGCCGGGCACCGAGCTCTCGAACGAGGAGATCGCGAGCATGCACGAGGGCGACGACGTCCCCGCGCAGCGCGACGTCGAGCCGCCGCCCGACCCGGCGCCGGATCCCGCGCCCGCTGCGCCTCTGCCGCCCGCGGAGCCGCCGCAGCCCGAGCTCGTGGCGAAGGACGTCGAGCCGCCCGAGCCGCCGCTCTCGGATCACGATCGGTTCCTGACCGAGATCAAGGATCTCCCCATCGACGAGCTCCGCGAGCGCGTGACACGGCTGCACCGGGACAGCATCGGGCAGCGTGGCGCCATCGCGCGCATCACGCAGGTACGCCGCGACCGCGACATCGAGCTCGAATCAGTGCGCGAGGAGCTCCGCCGCTCCGAAGAGCGCCGCCTCGCGGTCGAGCGCGCGATGCCGCCCGAGCCGGCGCCCGGTGCCCCGCCGGCACCGATGCTCTCGAAGGGTCTTCGGATCGAGCAGGACGACCAGGGCGGCCACTTCATTCCGACCGAAGCCGTCCGCGAGCTCTTCCAGACCTTCGCGCCCAAGCCTCCGCCGCCCGACCCCACGCAGCAGGAGGCGATGCGTCTGCGCGCGGACTACGAGGCGATCGCGCGGACCGATCCGTCGTATCGCCCGACGATGGAACGCCTCGAGGTTGCTCGGCAGTTCTTGCTCACGGGCCTGCGCGAGGCTCAAACGCGCTTCGGCCACAAGCTGCAGACGGTCGAGGACACGGAGAACGTCGTGCGCGCCTACGGCCTCGATCAGCAGGTCAAGCAGCACTGGCCGGGGGTCGAGTTCGGAGACCTGCTCGATCTCCAGCAGGGCGGGCGCCTGGCCGAGCGCGTCGTGAAGCAGTTCGCGCGCGCGTGGTTTCCCGAGGGCGTGAAGGAGCAGGGTGGGCCTCCGCGTCCGGTGCTCTACGGAGACGACGCGCCGCCGGCGCCTGGTGACAACGGGGCACCAGCTCCCGCGCCGCGGCACACCGGCGCGGCTCCGCGCTTGCCGCTCGGGGATAAGCCGCCTACCATGCACCGCCGTGGTGGTCTACGACCAGAGCCGGAGAGCGCAATGAACGTGTTCCTCGACGCGAAGTTCGACGATCTCATTACGAAACCGCGAACGGAGCTCGAGGCCATGCTCGGCGGCGCAATCCGCGAGCTCGAGTCGAAGACCTGACCACCTGAGCCGGCGCGGAGCTCTGATCCGCGCGTGGGCCGCACGGGGCCTCTCCAAAACCGTGAAGTGGCATCGCCGGAGCCCATCCGGAGTTCGGGAGCGTAGTTCGCGCACCTCCCGCGCACACCAGGGCTTCCCGTCACTTCACCCCAGGGAGAGGAACCAATGGCCTACACCGAGTTCGGTACGAACGATCCCCAGACCGTGAAGGTCTGGTCCAAGAGCACGTTCGTCGAAGCGATCCTCAAGACCCGCTTCCGGCAGCTCATGGGCACCAGCCAGGACGCCGTCGTGCAGCGCCTCGACGAGCTCCAACAGAACCCCGGCGACGAGATCCGCTTCGACCTCCTGCTGCAGATGCAAGGATACGGTGTCGACGGCGACGAGCGGATCAAGGGCAAGGGCGAGGCTCTCAAGTACAAGCAGGACGTGGTCCGCATCAACCAGAAGCGGCTCAACCACGAGTTCAAGCAGATGAGCCAGCAGCGCACGGTTCACGACCTGCGCATGGACGGCAAGAACAGCCTGCGCG